ACAGCAAACGTCACGCCTAGCAATGGAAATTGGCAAAATGGCAATTCCGCACATATGGTTCTTCATCAAGGAAATGTTGCTGGATGGTATTACCAAGCAGTTTCTAGTGCGGAGTTGTGATGGTTCAGTATTTCATTGAAAAACCACTTATGGGCAACGACAACCTCATCATGGTCAATGACGGGGTGATTTCGTTCGTGCCAATGGCAGAGGACAACACCGATTACCAGCAATACCTAGCGTGGCTTGCCGAGGGCCATACACCCGAACCGTGGGAGGCCCCCGTTGGCGATATCTAGTTTTTTGGCTCCGTCTGCTATCGCTAAGCCGGGTGTGTGCACTTCTTCGACACGACCCGCCAGCCCGTACGAGGGTCAGGTCATCTACACGACGGACACGGACCTGCTACAGATTTGGAACGGGACGGCATGGCGCACGTTGGCGTTTGGGACCCCAACAAACGGGGCGGTTCTCCAGGTCCAGTCCACAACCCTCACAACAATCTGGTCAGCAAGCGTTGCTTCTGGCGGAAGCGCAGACATCACCGGGCTAAGTGCAACTATCACCCCGACTTCTACTACGTCCAAAATTCTTGTGACAGCAAATGTCCACGGCCTCATTGACGTATCGGGAAGTTACAGACCGTATTTCGCTGTGCAGTTGAAGCGTGGTTCGACTCTTGTTGGTGGCGGCACCACGGCAGGCAGTCGTGTCAGCGTAAATGCTGCGGGTGGATACAGCGCAGTCAACGACCAAAACACAAACGTCTCTTTTACTTACTTAGATTCACCCGCAACGACATCGGCTACGACCTATCAAATTGTTGCCTTCAACCCGTTTGGCGGGACATACAATTTGAGAGTTAACCAGCAGCAGAGTGACAGCGATACAACTACCACGATGCGCTTTTCTTCGACTGTTACGGTGCAGGAGATTGCAGCATGAGCATCTCTAGTAAAGCGACCGGACTCCGTCCTGGGGTGTGCACCTCAACCACCCGCCCCACCAGCCCATACACCGGCATGGTGGTATTCGAGACGGATACGGGGTATCTGCGGGTGTGGGACGGGTCTGCGTGGGACTACCTCAGCCAGTCGCAGGGCGCTACGACCAACCTGCCGATTAGCGACATTGGCAAAGCATGGACAAGTTGGACCCCCACATATGGGTCGTCTGGTGGGGCTGCGCCAACGACAATAACTACCAACCGTGCCGTCTATAGCCAAATCCAAAAAAATGTAACTCTCCACATAGATTTTACTATTACGACTCTTGGTTCTGCTTCTGGGTTTATGACGTTCACGTTGCCGGTCACCGCTGCTAATACTAGAGACATAGGGATAGGCCGTGAAATAGCCAGCACAGGTAACGCTGTAGTTTTTGACAATGTTGCTGCAACATCGTGTTGGGTTTTGGGTTATGCCGCTGGGAATACGGCGACAAGTGGTTATAGATATACCGGCAATATAACTTATGAAGCCGCATGATTTCGGTAATCACCCCGACGTACAACACGAAGCCTGACACCCTCGCCCGACTATGGGCCTCGCTCAAAGCACAAACCCACACCGACTGGGAATGGGTCATCTACGACGACTCGACCACCGATGCAGTCCAACGGCAGGTCTACGGAATGTGCTCCGACGAGCGTTACCGAATCCGCTACTTCCGCCCCCATGTCCCCTCCGGCGGCAACATCGGCTACGTCAAAAAGATGGCGTTTAGCCTCGGCCTTGGTGACATCCTCGTCGAAGCCGACCACGACGACCAGTTGACCCCAGACTGCCTCCAAGAACTCGCCACAGCCTTCACAGACCCGACTGTCGGGTTCGCCTACTCGGACTGCGCAGAGGTCTACCCCGACGGTTCCAGCCACCGCTACCCGGACGGGTGGGGCCTCGGCTACGGCTCCCACTACTGGGATGAGGCGCTGCAAGTCTGGGCCTGCCGGGTGCCGGTCAACCGCACAACCCTCAGCCACATCGTCTCAGCACCCAACCACGTTCGGGCATGGCGGGCATCCACCTACCACGCCGTCGGAGGCCACAACCCGAACCTGCGAGTAGCCGACGACTACGAACTCATCGTCCGCACAGCCCTCGCAACCCAGATAGCCCACATCCCCAAAGTCTTGTACCTCCAACACATCGACCCGCACTCAGCGCAACGAGCCATGAACGGGCTGATACAGCAGTTGGTGCCGCAGATAGCGGCAGAATACGCTGACCGGCTGGACGAAAAGTTCGGTGCTAATATCTGACTGTCCCCTAGGAGGTCGCTATGCCGATGGTTGGTAAAAAGGAATTCTCGTACTCGAAGGCCGGTATGAAGGCTGCGAAGGCCGAAGCGAAGAAGTCGGGTAAGCCTATGAAGATGGGCAAGAAAGCCGCTAAGAAGAAGTAAGTGTCTACTGTCTCACAGGTCATTACCCGCACCCAACGGCAGTTGTTGTCGGGGGTTGTTGAGGAACGGAACAAACTGTCTGCCACGATTACGGCGACGGCTACTTCGTGCGTCCTGACTTATGACCTTGGTTCGGTCCGGCAGGGGTCTGTTCTAGAGATTGATTCGGAACAGGTTTATGTTTGGGATGTTATCGAGTCATCAAAGACATTGACTATTGAACGTGGGTTTAACGGTACGACGGCTGCTGCCCATACGGGCGGGTCGGTGTGTGTTATCAACCCTCGGTTCCCCCGTAACCAGATTCTTGAAGCAATCAACGACGAGTTGGCTGACTTGTCCAGTCCGGTGAACGGCCTGTTCCAAGTAAAGAATCTGGACTTAACGTACAATTCGTCTAATCGGCAGATGAACCTGCCAACTGTCACCGATGTTATTGATTTGATTGATGTCCGTTACAGGTATCGTGCCGATGACTACAAGCAGGTGTCGCAGTACAAACTGTTGCGTAATTTGCCGACGAAAGATTTCGGTTCGGGTATCGGTTTGCAGATTGATTCCGATGTGTCGAACGGTGACCTGCGTGTCACGTTCAAAGCCCCGTTCGGGAAGGTGACCGCTGAGGCTGACGATTTGCAGAACATTTCTGGGTTTCCGTTGGCGGCTGAGGACATTCTGGTTATCGGTGCGCAGATTCGGTTGATGGCTCCCCGTGAGGTGAAACGTAACTTTACGGAGTCGCAGGGTGATACTCGCCGGTCGGATGAGGTTCCGTCTGGGGCTGTCGCTAATTCGATTACGAACTTGCTCCGTATGCGTCGTGACCGTATTACGGCGGAGGCGCAGCGTCTGGCTCGTCTGTATCCGACGTTCTTGCAGAGGGCGTAGGCTGTGGCTGTAGCAGCGTTCACGCTGCCGTTTACGAACACTCCGGCGTTCTTTACGGGGACGGGGCAGACGACGCTTGTCCCGTCTGTGTATCCGGTGGCTATCAATGGCCGCCCGTACATGATTGACCAGAAGTCGGGCGAGTTTCAGCGGGGCTATGAGCCTCGGGTGCGTGATTCGCAGGACATTTCGACTGCGCCTGGTGAGGCGGCTATTAACCCTGGCGGTTTGTGGCGGCGTGGTCAGGATTCTTGGCATTTGGGTGCAGGTCAACAGTATGCGGATACGGCTGATGCGCAGGATTTCCGGTTCTACAAGTCGAAGGGTATTAATCCTTGGGTGAAGGGCCAATGCAGCCTGTTGAATACGACGAAGCGGGCGTTGGAGTCTGCTAATACGAACTTGTTTATGAGTGTCGTGGAGTCGTCTGGCACAACGTATCTTTATGTTGCTGATGGTTCGACGTTGAAGTATACGACTGACCCGTTTGCTGCTACCCCGTCGTGGACTTCGGTGACTACTGGTTCGCCGGGTACGGCTATCACGGGTTTGGAAACGAACGGCACGAATGTCTTTATCGGCTATACGAACAACGACATCTATTACACGACTCCTGGCTCGTCATCTGTCACGTTTTTCTATCCGACATCAGGAACTACTGGTCAGACGTACACGGGTTTCGGGTTTGCAAAAGGCTGGGGCATCGCCTCAGTAACCAACAAACTGTATGTCATCGGTTTGGGGTCTGGCGGCCACACAGTCCACTACACGCACCCCGATACGTCGTTCCGTTGGTTTGGTGCTGCTGGCGGTCAAAACGCTGTCTATGCAGCAGGGCACTCCGGCAAAAAGTCCATCATCTACAAGATGACTTTGAAGGCTGATGCGACCGGTCTTGACCAGCCGATTGCCGCTCTTGAATTGCCGCTCGGTGAGGAAGTCGAATCAATCCACGGCTACCTCGGGTTCATCCTGCTTGGCTCAAACAAGGGTGTCCGGTTCTGCTCCACCGATAGCAGCAACAACCTTGTCGCCGGTCCGCTCATCCCAACCCCGTACCCCGTCTACGACTTTGTTGCAGAAGACAAATATGTCTGGTTTGGTTACACCAACTATGACGGCACATCTGGCGGCTTGGGTCGGCTCGACCTGTCAACTTTTACGGGCACCAACACGCCTGCTTACGCAACCGATTTGATGTACGACTCGACGGCAGCGGTCAAGTCGGTCACCGAATACACCGGGAAACGCATCTTCTCAATGTCCGGGGTTGGCGTTATCGTCGAGGACACTTCCAGCCTTGTCGCATCTGGCACGTTGGAGTTGGGCACATACCGTTGGGGTATCCCTGACCGCAAGTTCGTTGCCCGAGTCGATGTCCGCAGCGAACCATTGAAGGGTTCCATCACCGC